GTTGTTAATTGATCTTGAGATGGCGAACTGTGATCAAGACCAAGTGCCTGATAATATTTAATGCAAATATCAGGATCAAAATTATTTAATGCCGAGATACTATTATTTTTTGTTAAATCAATAACCATTTTAAACCTTTCATTGTTTAAAACACCATAATCTTATTGGTTATTAATGTCAAATAAATAATTTAAAATATGTATTGACTGTAATAACCATATAGTTTATACAGTATTTAAACAACAAAAGAAAGGGTTAAACAATGAAAGATAAATTAAACAAACAAACAAAGAAACTGTTGCAAAATTATCACAAAACATTTGATTGTTTTGGTAACAGAAAAAAAGTTAAGAAAGATACATACGAGTGGTATGTAACAACAGTTGAAAATAATAACTTTGAATATGTTATTAGTAAAAAGAATAATACTTTTTATATTAATAAAAAAATACCAAACAAAAGTTGTTATCCAAAATATTATAATCAAAACTATGCTGGTCAATTTATTCAAATACAATTTGACAAAGCAAAGTCATTAAAAAAAGCTAAAGAAATAATAACCAATGATAAGGAGATGTAATAAATGAAACATAAACTATTAAAATTTCAGGAGGATAATAAGTTTAGCAATAATGATATGGCTAAACTCTTTGGATTAAAAGGAACTAATCCAATGGTAACTTATTTAAGGTGGAGGAATTGCCAAAGGTTGCCTCATCCCAAACTAATGAAAGTTATTACAGAAAAAACTAATAACTTGTGCACACCCAATGATTTTTATGAGGCATGGTATGCAAAGCATAAAATTTGAAAAGGTTATAGTTGTTTGGCAAGATATTAATAGTTGCGATTCTGCTTGGAATACTGAGGAGGATTTAAAAAATCTTAAACCTGCAATATGCACTACGATAGGTTATCTTTATGAAGACAATGATAACTTCATTAAAACTTTTGCCACTTATTCTATTGATCCAACAACAGATGAGCTAGACGTAGGCGACTGTGTCGTTATCCCAAAGGGTGTAATAGTTAAATTAGAAAAATTGGAAAGTTGATATGTTAGATAAACAATTGGAAGTAGAAGATGTCATAGAAATGTATGACGAAAAAATCTTAGTTCTTAAAAAAGAAATAGATAGATTAAACGAGGAGATACAAGTTCTTAACATTGAACTAATGAAACTTAGAGCTAATGTCATTTCTTAATCACAACATACCTGTATGGAAAGCCAAAGTTAGATTGGAATATTTATACAATAAAGAAAAACATATTGGAGAAGAAGAGGTATGTCTTATCCATAGTATAACTACATTAGAAGGTAGAACGCCATTGTTTAATATCATGCTACCAAATGGTGCTAACTATGCAAGGCTACCTATTACAGCTTTTTTTTCTGATCAATATAATAGAAAAGATGTAGTTGATTTAGAATTAAAACAAACTGTGTATTGGGATTGCTTATCTTATCACGCTAATGTTATTGAGTACAATGCTTTAGCCACATCACAATGTAAGTTTATTGATCGTAATAATAAATTACATAGAGCTAATTATATGTTTAGTATTGATTACTGTCAACCTGATATGAATTTATTAAACATAACTTATAGTGAAGTAAGTGAAGAGCATAAACACCACCACATTTTAGAATTAAATAAAGAAGATGAGTGGCAAGGTAATTATGCACTTATGCCAAACAATAAAATATTATTTAATCTACCAAATTTTACAGTCAAAGATCAGATACCAGATTATAAAACTAATATGGATTATCCAAGTGTTGAAACAGATTCTTGGAGTACTTCGGATGACGATAGTTTTTATTACAAGGTTAAAAATTAATGGCAAGGTATAACTATTTTGTTGGTGGGTTTGGTGATTTCTATTCAGAGTGGCATAGGAATAAATGCTCTGACATAGGTTATATAGATATTGATTCAGTTCCTATTTGTATTAATAAACCTTGCTGGAAACCATTAGCAGTTATTGAAACTGTCTATGATACTGGCAAAAACTATAAGAAATATACCACAGTTGTAGAATACATAGCCAAAGGCTTAAATATACCCTGTTTTTTGCTGTACTATAAGCCTATACCCCAGACGGATAGCCTAGAGTTCAAAGTTCAGCGTCTATACCCCTTTAAAAGCGATTTAAACCCTATTCTAGAGGAGGAATGGTACTACGAAATGCTTAAACTACAGATTGAGCATGATAAAGTGTGTAAATACAAGGTAAAATCATGATTTATAATGATGATTGTTTAAAGATATTACCAACACTACCAGATAATAGCATAGACTTGGTGCTTACTGATCTACCCTATGGAACTACGCCATGTAAATGGGATAGCGTTATTCAATTTGATTTAATGTGGAAAGAATTAAAAAGATTAGTAAAAAAAGAATCAGCTATTTTATTATTTGGTACTGAACCCTTTAGTTCTTGTCTAAGAATGTCTAATGTTGAGTGGTTTAAATATGATTGGATATGGGAGAAACAAAGTGGTGCTAATTTTTTAGTAGCTAATTATCAACCATTAAAAGTACATGAAATAATTTCTGTATTTGGTAATGCTCCAACATCTTATTCTAAAAATAAACCAATGATTTATAATCCACAAGAAACTATTGGTACACCTTATAAACAAAAAAGTGGTAAACAAAAAACTGAAAAAGAAAATTCAACAGTACGATCTAAGATTGATCAGGTTATTACTGAGAATAAGGGAACAAGAAAACCAAGAACAGTTATTAAATTTAATACTGATAAAGATAAATTACATCCAACACAAAAACCAATAGCTCTATTAGAATATTTAATTAAAACATATTCTAACGAAGGCGATACTGTTTTAGATTTTACAATGGGATCTGGCAGCACAGGCGTTGCGGCTAAGAATACTAATAGAAAGTTTATTGGAATAGAAATGGATAAGAACTATTTTGATATTGCCAAAAATAGAATTGAAACAACATTATTATAATGGCTAAATATACTAAGTTAAATGGCGATATAGTTGAACACCCTCTATTTTTAGGCTTACCAGTGAGGAGGAAAGCTCATTGTTTTTCTGTATTGGTAATGCTTTTAAGGTACGCTAATTATAAAACTGGCGAGTGCTACCCAAGGCTTTCAACCATTGCCAAGCCTCTAGGTTTATCAAATGTCACAGTTTATAAGTGCATTAATACAATGATTGAAGGCGGCATACTCTTAAAGGAACGATTACCTTCTACTAATTTATACAGAATTAACCCAGAATTTATCCACAGTGATATTAAAACTGTTAAGATCACTACCCCAAGTGATATTAAAACTGTTAAGGGGGATATTAAAACTATTAAGGGGGGTATTAAAACTGTTAAGGTATTAATAGAACATAATATAGAACAGTATATATATAACATAGACAAGATCATAAATAATAATAAAGGTGATAAGGATAGAATAGTTTATTTAATCGCACAGGCTATTCCCTTGCCAGAATTAAACAACCTATTATTACAAAACATTCATTCGTATTATGTAAGGTTAGCCATAGATAAACATAGGGAAATGTTGCGTCAGAAAAACTTGTTGCCTGAAAGTGTTGCTAAGACACAGATAAGCCAAGCATTAAAGGCTAATGGTAAGAAGCGATCAGCAAACTATGTAGCTCGTGTTAATTATAATAAGGTTAATGGTATCAAACCATGGGAAGTTAAGAAGAACAAATTTTAATGATGATAGTATGATATGGCTACAAGATTATTAATATATACTGTGGCTACAATTTTATTGCATTCCATTGTAGAAATAAACTAAAGTTTATGGCAGGTTTTAAATCTAAAAAGATATTCTGTATGGATATGTCAAGGCTATCTGGCAAACCTTGTCAAGCAAAAGGGTTTCCAACTAACAAGTTTAATGAGCATGGTTTTCAAGTTTATAAATGTAGGTTTCATGGTGGTCAAAATACAAACTTCTATGGCTTTAGAGATAGAGCAAATAGAGGTGGGTTTAACAAGCCAGGTTATACAGATGAGAAGAAGATTAAATCTCTTGCAAGTTTAAAACAATTTAGAGATAAGGAATTAGATTATGTCAGAAATTACTACTACGAAAAAGTCAAGCCAAGAGTTGATAGTCTTGGACGATACAGTTCTAAATACAGTTCTAGAGCAGCTAAGCGAAGGCAAAACTCTAGCAAGTATAAAGAAGGAAGGGATCTTACCTTGCAGCTTGATCAAGTTTTATCAATACTTGAATCAAGAGGGAAACAAGGAAACCAAAGCCAAGATTGAGGAAGCCAGAAAAATAGGGGTCCAGAATATAGTAGATAAACTTTTAGATATTTACCAAGCCGATATAAACCAAGATACATTAGATCCAAATCTAATTAGTTGGATAAGAGAGAAGACAAAGTTTATTCAATGGATAGCAGGTAAGACTTCAGATTTATATTCAGATAAAAAAGATTTAACTTTAAATAAAAACACTACCAATAATATTGTTGTAAGTTGGCTTGATAGTCCAGAACTTGAACAGAAATATACTCAATACGAAAGTATAGCCGAAGATAAAAAAGAAATTATAGATCAATAATTATTTATACTTCCAGGATAAATTGAAATATAATTTTCAATTATATTTCCAAGCTACAACAATAAACAAAGCCAAGATAATAAATATAACTTCGTAAATGTTATAGCTCAGAAATAAATCAATCATTAATTTAAAAATACATACATAATTGTTATTATGCCAACCATATTAACAAAGCCAAGTATTGCAGCCAAAGTATAGTAAAAGGTTTTCATTGTGCTACAACCTCCTCAACTATTTTCCATTTAGTTTCATTTGCATTATCATTCATTTTCTTATGACAATGTTTATTACAATAAACCCCTCCAAGTTCATCAATTACATAAGACTCTAAAGGGTATTCCATACAGTATTCGCATTCGTATTTATTCATTGTGCATGCTCCATTTCAAATTGATCTTCCATTATTTTATGATCCAACAAACGCCTAGTATATAATTCATACTCTATAATTTGTTGGTATATTATTTCTTTAATACCCTTTGAATGAACGGATCTATATAAATCAAATTCATTTAAAAGTTTTTCATCGTCAAAGGTACTAATATATTCCTTCATTGTTTGAATTGAGTTCATTATGCAACCTCTTTTTTAGTTGAACATTCTAAACATTCTGTACCTTGTTTTGTTTCAATTGCATAAAAACAATTAGCGTCTATTGTTTTTTCTGTGTACTCATCTCCGCAGTTTATGCAGCTCCATCCATCAGGATAAGCAGCAATAGCCTGGTCTTTAAACATATAATTATATTTCATTATGCAGCCTCCTTTTTATTTCTATTAATATCTAAATGATGAACACAATTACCATATTTATCAAATAAATAATTATTAAGTTCACAATGCTCATAAATTTCCTTATCATCCCAATCACCAGGATATTCATATTTTATAATTGGTTTTCCATTTTCATCAATTTCACCAGTATCATAATCAAATGGAACTTCATTAAGCCAAATTTTAACTTGAAATTTAGCTTTGTCATTTAGCTCATTATACTCATAAGCATGTACTTGTATTGTTTTCATTTTATAACCCTTTCAGTTGTTATATTTATATTAAATACTATCATAACCATATTGTCAATCTAGTATTTGATCTTATTTTAAGATCTCATTACTCCATAAAAATATGGAGTAATAAGTTGTTAAAATTAACAATACTTTTTATCAAATTGGTTTTGTTTTTCTAAATTAGCTTTAAATTTTTCTTTAGTCCAATAGCAAGCATGAACAAACATACCTCTATTAAAATTAGGGTTGTCTTGTTCTAAATAATTAGCAAGCTCAGTAATAAACTTATCTTTATTACAATCAGTTAAATGTGCTTCAATCAAACTAGCTAATTTGTTGTAGTCTTTTTTAGTCATCATTGTATTTACCTTTGTTGTTTGTTATAACCACATTGGTAAACTATTAATAATATTATGTAAATAGATAAAATGAATAAAAATATTAAGTTATTGAAATTAAAGAGATTTATTTTTAGAGTGTTATTTTATGCGGTTAAAGAAAGGTAAGGCAAAAAGAAAAGATTATAATAGAAAAGAAGTTGCCTGGACATTGGACCAAGTTATTAACAACTAACTATTAGATTGTATTTTAGGAATATTAAAGCAACCAATTAAAAACAATGTAAGAAACAAAACTATTGATTGTGTGGGTAAGTATTAAGATTAATTAAAAGATATATTGAATAAAGTTCCTATTTAATAATACAACCAGCTCGTTTGCATTGTGTGTATTTGTGACGGATTTGCAACAGTGTGATATTTATGCAACAGTATTATCAGCAATACAACCATAAATATATTTCCGATAATTAAATGTTATCGGAACTTTGTAGCAATAGACGATCTATTCCTACAAGCTCGCACAATTTCAGATTGCATGAGGCGGCTACCCCCGCAGATTACCCGCCGATCAGAATATATATATACATGGGACTAGAGAACTCACTTTGAGCCAGTCAGCCTTCCACAGGATTTCGCCGCACCAAAGTTTCCAAAAACACAAATGGGTATATCCCCAAAACAACCCACCACCTTTTTCTTTGCCTGACCCACCTTTTTATATATTAGTAAAACACTACCTATAGTATATGAACAATATTATGCACCAAGATGATGATGACTTTTACAACTCTAACGTCAAAGCAGTTGTATTTATAGAAAAGGATAATTCCATAACAGTTAAGTTCACTGGATTTGAAAACAAAGAACATTCAGCTATATTCAGTTCTTGGTTAATGATGTTATTGAATATTGAAAATGCAATCATAAATGATGCAAAGTCTAAGGCAATACACTGATGACAACAATAACTGAAACAGTAATTAACAGTGGTACAATCCAATACAAAATTCCATACTACCCAAGAGAAAAGCAAATAGAACTTCATTTTAATATGAAGAAATATCGCTGGTCAGTATTAGTCTGCCACAGAAGATTCGGTAAAACAGTTTGTATGATTAATCATCTATTAATGTCAGCACTACGTTCTACTAACAAAGCACCCAGATACGCATATATAGCACCCACCTTCAAACAAGCTAAATCAATTGCTTGGGATTATATGAAACAATACACAGCTCTAATACCAGGAGTTAAATTTAATGAAACAGAATTACGTTGTGATTTACCTAATGGATCTAGAATAACATTATTAGGTTCAGAGAACTCAGATGGATTACGAGGTATTTATTTAGATGGTTGCGTTATTGATGAGTATGCAAACGTACAAGGTAAACTATTTACAGAAATTATTAGACCAGCATTATCAGATAGAAAAGGATGGTGCGTATTTATTGGTACACCACAAGGAACTAATAATAACTTCTATGAATTATATCAGCATGCACAAGGCGATAAAGAATGGTTTAACTATAAAGCAAAAGCATCTGAAACTAAAATAGTTGATCAAGCCGAATTAGACGCTGCGAAAAAAGTAATGGGTGAAAAGAAATATCTACAAGAGTTTGAATGCGATTGGATTGCAAATATAGAAGGTGCTGTTTATGGAGATGTAGTTACTAAGATGGAAGATGCTAGGCAGCTGACAAGAGTTCCTTATGATCCATCATTGCCAGTAAGTACAGCGTGGGATTTAGGTGTGTCAGATCATTCAGCAGTTATATTCTTTCAACAAATGGGTAGAGCTATAAATATTATTGATTACTACGAAGAACGTGGTCAAGGATTACCACACTATATTCAAATGTTACAAAGCAAAGATTATGTTTATAAAGATCATTTTGCACCACATGATATTGAAGTTACTGATTTTAGTAATGGTAAAACAAGACGTGAGGTTGCTTATCAATTAGGTGTTAATTTTAAAGTAGTTCCTAAGATTCCTTTTGAAGATGGAATCCATGCTACCACAATGTTATTACCTAGATGTTGGATTGATACAGATAGTTGCAAAAAACTTATAGATGCGTTAAGACACTACCATAGGAAGTTTATAGATAAAAACAGAATGTTTAGATCTAAGCCTGTACATGATTGGAGTTCACACGCTTG